AAGCGCGGCGCGGCAACTGATGCAGCAATGTTCTGGGACGAGTCAGCAGACCGTTTCCAAATTGCAACATTAAAGTCGGGCTCGTTAGGAACTCAGACTGGAAACTTAGCTTTTGACTCAGCTCCACTGTCTGCTTCCGCAATGCATGCCAAAACCTTTCATGGTGACGGCTCCAACTTGACAGGCGTAGGTGCGAGTGTTGCTCAAACTGACGGCGTTGAGGCGGGTGATACATTGACGTTCGCATTGGTTTCTGCCTCTGCAGCTTCATCTGCAAACCTTTACTACGATAGTGGTATTACTTTTGATCAAGTTAATAATACTTTGACTGTTACTAAGCTCGGTGCTTACGAGCAGGCTGGTGCTGTTAACTTCTCTGATGAAGCAATGACTAACGTCAACATTGACTCCGGTGCTATTGATGGAGCTGTTATTGGTGCAAACTCTGCAGCAGCAGCAACTGTAACAACCTTGTCTGCAACTGGTGACGTTGACTTAGGTAACGCAACCACGGACACCATCACCGCAACAGGACAATTTGATAGTGATTTGATTCCATCAACTGACAGTGCGAGAGACTTAGGTACAACTGCAAAGCAGTGGGCCGAAGCTCATATTGACCACGGTTACATTGATGCGATCACTGCAACTGGCACGTCTACTTTGACTACTGTTGACATCAACGGTGGTGCTATCGACGGTACTGCTATCGGTGCAAACTCTGCAACAACTGCAAAGTTTACAACCATCTCTGGTTCTAGCACACTGCAAATTGCTGGTGCAACAAGCCTGGGTAATAACTTAACTGTTATGGGCACTGTCTCTGGTTCTGGCAATGCGTCAGTCGGCGGCACGATGCACGTTGAGAGCACGTTGACTGCAAACAATGCTTTGGCAGTGACCAAAGGTGGCCTAAGTGTCTCCGCTGGTACAACTGCTGTTCAAGCTTTGACTGCAACAACATTGTCTGCAACTGGTGACGTTGACTTAGGTAACGCTACCACAGACAGCGTTACTGTAACTGGTCAGTTTGATAGTGACTTGATTCCTATTTTGGATAGCACAAGCGACTTGGGTACATCTGCAAAGCAGTGGGCCGAAGCTCATATTGACCACGGTTACATTGATGCGATCACTGCAACTGGCACGTCTACTTTGACTACTGTTGACATCAACGGTGGCGCAATCGACGGTACTACCATCGGTGCAGCAAGTGCTGCAGCGGCAACTGTCACAACCTTGACTGCAACGACTTCCAATCTTGGAACGTTGGGCTCAAACGTTGATCATGCCAACTACAATTCAACTAACGTTGACATTGACTCTGGTGCGATTGACGGCACTGTTATCGGTGCAGCTTCTGCAGCGGCAGGTACGTTTACAACAGTTGCAGGTACTACTGGTACTTTCTCTGGCGTATTAAAGACTGATGATACAACTAACGCAACTTCAACAACTGACGGCTCTTTGCAGACCGACGGCGGTTTGTCTGTTGCATTAGACGCTGTTATTGGTGACGACCTTAAATTGTTAAGTGACGGCGCAGTTCTTAGCTTCGGTGCTGGTTCCCCAACAACTATCACGCACAATGCTTCAGATGACTCCTTGTCTTTGAACACTGGCTTGACTGTTGGTGGAAACTTGACTGTACAGGGCTCTGTTACTTATGTCTCATCATCCAATACAACGTTCTACGATAACTTGATTATGCTGAACAGTGGTAGTGGTGATACAGACAATGGCGCGACCAACGTCAACGATACTGGCCTTGTCATGAAGAGAGGCACAGCAGTTGACGCATTGTTTATCTGGGACGAGTCAGCAGACCGCTTTCAGTTCGGCCTCACAACAAGTGCATCTTTGGGTGGCGCAACAGGAAATGTAAGTTTTACTTCAGCTCCTTTGTCAGCATCACACATTTATGCAAGTGGCTCAACGATAAGCACATTGACTGTCCAGGGTGACTCAGCTCTTGGTAATGCTAGAACTGATGTTACTACGGTTACTGGTCTTTTGAGTCTTACACACTTCCGTCAGGACAACGCTTCTGATGTTAATGTTTTGGACACAATGGCAGCAGCTCCAGGTGCATACAACGGTTCGATGATCTATATTGTCTCCGGCTCAAGCTGGGCAAGTGCAGATGCGATTACGCAACAAACATTTGGAAATGTCAATAAATGGTACTTCTGTGAGAATGGTGAATGGTATCCATCCCCATTTGCATCAGACTTATAATGCTCCAATAGTAGCATAATATACTATTTTACCAAGCCCGGCCAATGTGCCGGGCTTTTTTTATTTCTGAAAAATGACTTTTGACCAATAAACAACTATTTATTACTTGTAGGGGAGTAATCCCTTTTCATTATTAATGGAGTTTAAAACATGTCGAACCTTTTAGAAGAAGCAATAGTAGACGCAAAGGCACTTAAAGAAGCAGCAATGAAGAACGCTCAGACTGCCATCGTTGAAAAATACTCAGATGAAGTTAAACAAGCCGTAGACTCATTGCTCAACGAACAAGACCCTATGGATTCAGTGAGTCCTTCCCCATCCTCAGATGTTGTAAACAGCATTCCAGTTGGAGCATTGGACGGCGAAGTGGCCGACAAAGAGATGTGTGGATGTCCAGAAGAAGACGAAGAGATTGAAATAACCCTACCAGCAATTGCTGCAGCTGCCGATATGGATGGCGAGATAGAACCTTCCGAGTTAGAGCCAGAACTAGATATGGCACCTGAGCTTCCTATTGAAGATGAAGACGAAGAACTGGAAGAAGACCTAATAAATACTATTTTATCTGCTCTTAATGAGGGCGAAGGCCCAGAAGTTGAAGTCACAGAAGATAAGACAGAGCAACATGAGATGCCTGCAATGGAAGAAACAGAACCATTAGCTAAGGCAAAAGAATTACAGCAGGAAAGAGAAGAAGACGAAGAAAAAGTCGCTGAAGAAGCTGCAAAGCCAACAGTTAAAGAAGACTTGAAAGAAGACGTCGATACCCTGCAACAAGCTTTTGATATTTTGAACCGTAACAACGAAACTCTCAAAACGGCCAATGAGAAGTTGGAAGGTCAAAATAACAAATTAACAGAGACTATCCAGTCTTTGAGTGAGCATTTCGATGCTCTTGCTTTGCAAAACGCAAAGCTACTTTATACCAACAAAGTCTTGAAGGTCAGCTCCTTGAATGAGCGACAAAAGGACAGAATAGTTGGTGCAATTGAAGAGACAAAAACACCCGAACAAGCAAAAATGGTCTTTGAGACACTTCAAAGCGCAGTGGGAGCCTCCAATTCTAAAGGCCCAGAATCACTGAGCGAAGTTGTTAGCAAGCCGAGTTCTTTAATAGTGTCTCGAAAAACGCAAGAAACTAAAACTGATCCTGTCGCTAATAGATGGAAATTATTAGCCGGAATAAAAAATAAATAAACAAGGAGTAACATACTATGTCTGTTATTGAAAAATTAACTGAAGGTATTGTAGAGCGTGACCTCTCTGGTGAAGGCGCTGCATTACTGAATAAGTGGGAAAATACTGGTCTTCTCGAAGGTCTTACTTCCTCACAATCAAAAAATTATATGAGCCGCTTGCTCGAAAACCAAGCAAAAGAACTTCTCCGTGAAGCTTCATCCATGGCTGGTGCCGATGTTGAAGGTTTTGCATCCGTTGCATTTCCTATCGTTCGTCGTGTATTCGGTAACTTAATCGCAAATGAACTGGTAAGTGTTCAGCCTATGAGCCTTCCATCTGGTCTTATCTTCTTCTTGGATTTCAAGTTAGACAAGACTCGTGGTGGTGGTGTTGCTGATAAATCAGTTTATGGCGGCGGAACCCTCGGCCAGCAAATTACTGGTGGTCTTGCCAATGCTGCTCTTACTGAAGCATCTGGTGGTTTCTACAACTTGAACAACTCTTACAGTTCACCTACTGGTTCGCAGTCTTTGAACGCAATCAGAACGGGTACTCAGTTGTCTGCTTCTGTTGCTCCAGGCAGCATGAACGAAGTTTCATTGAAAGCTATTCGTCATGACCCTGACTTGGTTGCAGCTAGCACTACTAAGTGTCAGCAGTTGAGAATCGCTATCACATCCTTTAGAGATGAAATTAACTTAGAAAACTTGACTCAAATCGTGTTTACGCCTACTACTGCAGGTCATTTGTCTGGTGCTAACCAAGTTCGTCGTTTGACTACGCTTAGTGGCAACAACCTTGACATCATGTTCTCTGGTATGAGCGCAAACATCGGTGCAGCAAACATTGCTGGTACTTTGAGCTATCCTTTGGTTGACAACTTCAACGCTGGCCCTCGTGCTATCGGTTCTGTTGTTGGTGCAGCTGAATGGGGCTTAGAGAACGATGGTAACATCCCTGAGATCAACATCAACGTTGATAGCATTGCTGTTACTGCAGTTACTAAGAAGTTGAAAGCAAAGTGGACTCCTGAATTAGGACAAGACTTGAACGCTTATCACAACTTAGACGCTGAAGTTGAATTAACAAACGTTCTTTCCGAGCACATTGCTCTTGAACTCGATCAGGAAATCTTGAATGACTTGATCAACGGTGCAACCGCATCAACCTATTACTGGTCACGTCGCCCAGGTAAGTTCTTGAACCGCGAAACTGGTTTGCAAATCAGCACTAGCGCGAACGAATCCTTGCTCGGTGCAGACTTCACTGGTACTGTTAGCGAATGGTACGAGACTCTTCTCGAAACCATCAATGACGTTTCAGCACAGATTCACCGCAAAACGTTGCGCGGCGGAGCCAACTTCATCGTTGTATCCCCAGAAGCAGCTAACTTGCTTGAATTCACCGCTGGCTTCAAAGCTAAGGTTACTCATGACGACGACAAAGGTACCACTGGTGCAGTTAACGTCGGTAGTTTGAGCGGTAAGTTGGAAGTTTATGTTGACCCATACTTCCCACGTAACGTTGTATTAGTTGGCCGTAAAGGTAGCAGCTTCCTCGAAAGTGGATATGTTTATGCTCCTTACGTTCCATTGCAAGTCACACCGACCATTTTTGGTCCTGAAGACTTCGTACCAAGAAAAGGCGTAATGACTCGTTACGCTAAGAAAATGGTACGTCCTGACATGTACGGCTTGGTTATTATCTCTGATATGCAGGGCTAATATACTAACCTAAAACATGACTAATAGATGCGCCCTCCCTGTGAGGGCGTTTCTTTTTTCAATTTACGGTGTTTTCTTACTATTTATAATGTTGGACACTCGGAGGAAACATGTATGTCTTTACCAAATTTAAACCCAAAAAGCACCACTAACGCATCAACCCTGCCAGCCACAGGAACAATCGGTAACGTTGACGCTGCTTTGCCATATGGCGTATATTCAGGGAACGCTGAGTTTTTATCCGGAGCTTCTGCCCAAGTTAACTATGTTTATAAAAAACTTGGGGGAGACGTCCTCGACTTAGAAATAAAAGAAGACACAGTATATGCGGCTTACGAAGAGGCTGTTTTAGAGTACAGTTACCTTGTTAACATACATCAAAGTAAAAACATACTCTCTGACGTCCTGGGGAACACCACAGGAGCTTTTGACCACAAAGGCAATATAATGTCCGGTCAACTCTCTTCGTCCCTTAGCGGCTCGCACGTTTCGTTAAAATACCCTTCCTTTGATTTTAGTTATGCAAGGCGTGTTGCAGATGGCATCTCCGAAGATGCTGGCGTCGGCGGAAACCAAACTACATACTCCGCTTCAATAGATGTTAAGACAGGCAAACAAGACTATGATTTACAAACTATTGTTTCCGCAATGCCAGCTTTTAGCGGCTCTTTAACCGGAACAAATAAGAACAAGATACTTGTAAAGAAAGTCTTTTACAAGACTCCAAAAACCATGTGGCGCTTTTATGGCTACTATGGCGGCCTCGGCGTGGTTGGCAATATGTCAACTTATGGGCAATATGCAGACGATTCTACATACGAGGTTATACCACCTTGGCAAAATAAACTACAAGCAATGGCGTATGAAGACAGTCTATACACAAGAACCAGCCATTACTCCTACGAGTTAAGAAACAACAAGATAAGATTGTTCCCTATTCCGGAAGCAAACATCTATAATAAGATATGGTTTGAGTTTACCATCCCTTCAGATTCTTGGCAAGAGGACTCCGATAGATCTATTGGCGTCGCCGGAATTAACAATATAAACACAATTCCTTTTGGCAACTTGCCTTATGATAATATAAACGCTATCGGCAAGCAATGGATAAGAAGGTTCGCTCTATCATTATGTAAAGAGACTTTGGGCCTCATAAGAAGCAAGTTTGCAACACTTCCAATTCCGGGAGATTCAGTAACCCTCAATGGAGAGCAGTTAGCGACTCAGGCAAGAGAAGAACAAACAACCTTGAGAGATGAACTCAAGACTGTTCTTGACGAACTAACATACGCCAAGTTGATGGAAGGTGATGCAGATCTTGTTGATAATGCAAATAGAATTCACCAGAAGGTTCCATTAGTTATTCTTATGGGATAGGAGAGATGAATGTCAGATAACGATAATGTCTGGAACCGTCCGAAAGCTCCGCCCCCTCCGCTTTTTACGGGAAAGAAAGAAAAAGACTTAGCAAAACAAGTTTCAGATGAAATTTCTGAAAGAGTTGTTAAATCCGCTTTAGTATATTATCCCATCAGTGTTAAGCACACTAACTTTCATGATCTCTATGGGGAAGCCATAGATAAAAACTTTCTGCCGCCCGTTAAAATAGATGCTTATGTAGAGTGGAACGGCGAAGAAACAACGACAGACTCTTTTGGAATAGAGAAAAAGTCGTCTATTACAGTACATTTTCAAAAAAGAAGGTTGACCGAAGACAAGAACCTGTTTGTGCGCGAAGGGGATTATGTCTATTATGGAGATCAATACTACGAAGTAGTCACACTTCAACAGCCAAGGCTATTGTTCGGGCAAGTAGACGAAAAAATTGAAATAGCTGCGAAATGCGTAAGAGCTAGGGACGGCACATTTCCAAAGCAGGACTATGTGGCATCAGAAGAGGAAGACCCGAGGCTGATTGCTGATGCATACGACCCGGTTAACGAGATAAATATAGTTGAAAGCTCAGGAGATGTTAACGGAGCTATCTGCAAAGATGATCAGGTGAAGCATAACGAGTATACAACTCAGGATAGTCCTCCACCACCACTGTTCACTGGTAAAAAAGAGAGAGATTTAACAAAGCAAGTTGGTGATGAAGTCCTAGAAAGGGTCATTGGCCAGCAGGTTGTATATTTTCCTGTCAGCATCAAGCACAGCAACTACCATAACCTATACGGCGAGAGCATTGATAAGACTTTTCTTCCTCCTATGAGGATTTTTGCCGCTGTAGAGTGGTTAGGTTCAGATACAGAGACAACTTACCTCGGCTTAGACAAAACATCTAAGATAAGTGTCAAGTTTCACAAGAAAAGACTCACTGAAGACCAGAATTTGTTTGTAAGAGAGGGCGATTACCTTTTATATGGCAATATTCTGTACGAAATCACCATTTTGAAGAGCCCAAGGCTATTATTTGGACAAGTAAACAACAAATACGAAATTATAGCAGAGTGTATCAGGGCTAGACAGGGAGTTTTCACTTTAAGTAAGAAGAAAGTCCCTGCAGGCGACGAAATAGACGAAAATTCACTTACTGCATGCGAAAATGCGTCTTTTATCCAAAAAGTAGAGGGCGAAAAGAACACAGTAAAGAATTTGGGCTCTGGAGAAGGCGCATTTGCCAAAAAAGTGGGATCAGAGCTACAATTTAAGTCTTTTAAGGAAGGGAACAACGTAACCATAACTTCCAATGCAAATGAGATAACAATTGCATCCACTACGACACTCACTGGCACAATAGACAACGCACACACTGCTTCTTTGGCTCATACTGCTTCTTTGGCTCATACTGCTTCTTTGGCCCATACTGCTTCTTATATTCTGGGAAGCAATGTCACCGGAGCAGTTGCACTGGCATCCACTGCCAGTTATTACGCCGAAACAGACACTCTCTCCACTGTGGCTGCAAGAGGGGCAACCACAACGGCAACTTTGTCGGTGGGAGGCATCTCAGCATCAGCAAATATCTCAGCATCAGCATTTTACGGCGATGGTGCAAATATCACTGGAGTCACCGCAGAGTGGGATGGTAGCCACGTCGGGAGTGCCTCCATCACTGGTAGTCTAGCTGTAACAGCAAACTTATCCGCTTCTGGCCATATCTCAGCATCTGCTTTTGTCGGCGATGGTTCTGGCATTACTGGAGTCACTGCAGAGTGGGATGGAAGTCATGTTGGCAACGCGACTATACAAGGCTCTCTGTCAGCATCGTTAAACATATCTGCTTCCGCATTTTATGGATCAGGCGCGAACTTAACAAACATAACAGCAGGTAACATTGTCGGAACAGTTGCAAATGCGACAAACGCAGTTAACGCACAGACTGCCTCTTTTGCAACGACCGCACAGCTCGCTAATTCAGTAAGCGCCTCGAACGTCGTCGGAACAGTGGCAAGTGCGTTTACTGCTTCGTTTATTACAGGCAGCAACGTTGTCGGTACAGTCGCGAATGCATTTACCGCCTCCTTTATTACTGGGAGCAAAGTCTTCGGAACAGTGGCAAACGCCACAAACGCTATTAATGCACAAACTGCATCTTATGTTGTGACTGCGTTAACTGCGAGCTATGTTCTTGCTTCAAACATCTCTGGCACAGTTGCAAGTGCAGCAAATGCAACAAATGCACAAACAGCATCTTTTATACTCACTGCCTCTTATGCAAAGATGGCAGGGCTAGCCAACTCAGTGAGTGCTTCCAATATTGATGGAACAGTGGCAAGTGCGTTTACTGCTTCTTTTGTTACTGGCAGCAACGTTGTTGGCCCAGTGGCCCTTGCCTCTACTGCTAGTTATTATGTCGAAACAGACACTCTCCATACTGTAGTCTCAAGAAACCCCCAGACAACAGGAACCTTGTCTGTAGGAGGCATTTCAGCATCTGTGAATATATCAGCATCCGCCTTTTATGGCGACGGATCAAATCTAACAGGCGTCACTGCAGAGTGGGATGGTACCCACACTGGCAATGCCACAATCACAGGGAATGTATCTGGTTCCGCTTTTTACGGAGACGGCTCAAACTTGACAGGTATCACCGCCTCTTTTGCAACGACTGCAGGCCTCGCCAATTCGATAAGTGCTTCCAATGTTGTTGGAACGGTTGCAAGTGCATTTACTGCATCTTATATCACTGGAAGCAATGTTGCAGGCGCAGTTGCTCTTGCTTCTACTGCCAGTTATTACGCCGAAACAGACACTCTCTCTACTGTGGTAGCCAGAGGAGCCACTACAACAGGGACATTATCTGTTGCAGGAATTTCTGCCTCGGCAAATATATCAGCATCCGCCTTTTATGGCGACGGATCAAATCTAACAGGCGTCACTGCAGAATGGGACGGGAGTCATACTGGTAATGCCACAATCACAGGAAACTTATCGGCATCCGTAAACATTTCTGCCTCTGCTTTTTATGGCGACGGCTCAAATCTAACAGGCATATCCACCGCATCCACTCTTGATCAAGTTACAGACAATGGAAGTGTAACTACAAACAATATAACAATTGGAAACATGATTTCCACTTCGATAACAGGCTCTTTGACAAAACTTAGAGATGGCACTGCTTATCTTAGAGCAGGGTCTAACATATCTTTGGTTACTGGATCATCCGGACAGGTAACGATCTCTGCAGCTTCTGGTAGTGCAGCTAGTGGTTCCGGAAACATTGGTACAGCTGAAGACGGCACATACACCGACGGCCTTTTTACGGACTTTATATCCACAACCCCAGTCGGCACTGCAGTCGATAGGTTTAACGAGATATTAAAAATCTTAGCACCATCCCCAGCACCTGATGTCAGTAGAATAAATGCTTCAACTGGGGCAGGCGTTTCCTCAAAATTATCTTTTGGCTCCTCTAATGCAATTTCGGGATATACGAACGTATCCTCTATAGGTTCATTTTCTGCATTAAATGTCACCGGCACATATGAATCTGCAACATCTGGAGATGACTTCCGCCGAGGAACTTACAACGGAGCTTCCAATATAGAGGGCATTGTCAACTTTCACGTCACTGCAGACACCTACGACAACGCTGTAAACAATTACCCAGTAGATTCTTTCGGGAACGCAGAGGTAGGAATTCTAGAGCTTTATGTTAACGGAACTCTTGAGCATAGCATCAACTTAACGTCCTCAGCAATTGGTTCCGGAAATCCAGGCTCTGGAGCAGGAACTCACGTCAATGGAGACGGTTCAGGGTTTATAAACGTATCAGTAACTGCATCAGCAGAAGACAGAAGTCAGAATGCCTTTAGTATTTTCCAACACAGGACTGCAAAATATCGAGTGCACACAGCAGACCAAAGGAATGGCCTAAACTATGCACAGGTAAAACACTCAGGTTCATGGGGCAGCAAAACAACAAACTTTGTGCAGTGGGTTAACGACAACAACTCAAATGCTTTGGCAGCTAGCAACGCTCGTTTTGCAAACGAGACAGGACTTGGCGGCAAATATCTCTCAGGGGTACAGTATTTTAAAAGCGCATCAGCGAACTATATTGTCGAGGTTAGCAATGCATATAGGAATGTATACACATCACAGAATATATCTTTTACTACCACCAACTGTTCTATATCCGCACAAGCTTTTCCTGAGCTAAACTTTGGCGCGGGAGAAGACGAGACAAAGGTACTGAAGATAACAGGAAGTGCAACAACTAGCACACAATCATTGAGTGGCTCCATTCAATCTTCTGTGAATGTTGCACACCCATTGAAATCGGACTTGTCCAACGGTGGTTCTGCAAGCTCTACTGGTATCTTAATTTATAACCCGTCTGGAAACTCAACAGCACTAAGAGAGCGGTTTAAAGAAGAAACTTATCGCTTGTTCTCTGGTTCTTATGATTCTCAATCCGATGTAGATAGTGGCACATGGAACTCGCAAACTCACATGACCGCATCAGGTACACATTCCGACGGCCTGCAACTATACAGTGCAAGGCTATATTCTCCACTGAACACAATTCAGAGTGGGGATTTCCGAGACAACTCTGAAGGAGGTCCATTCGGACTGGCACCAGCTGGAAACCCAAACTATTCCGGAGAGTCAGGAACTAGAACATTCTTTAGGTACTTCCGTAACTCTACTGGAGCAACCAAGAGAGACATCACCTTGACAATCGAGGGCAGTGGAACGACCATAGTCCCAGCAGGAACAGCACTTAACTCAGGTAGAATTAGGGCATTCATTAAGATTCCAGGATCAACTGGCTTCATGGACGTTGCTGCCGCTTTTACTTATGATCAGACTTCGGCAGGTTCGGGAGCATATGTTCTTGCTTTTGACAACTCAGTTGATGCTACCAACTATGTAACTTTCGGAACAAAGGGTGTTGGGAATGGCGACGATGTTGTTTTAAAAATAGAGGCAGACACATCTTGGACCGGCTATGTCGATGACATTGTTGTAGCCTTCGGCGCAGGTACGGGAACAGCCCCTACTGAGGCCCCTGCCCTTGACGACATTGACATCAATGATTCGGGCACAGACGTTAAGCTTTCTTTTGGGTCTTCAAAGGGCGTCACTGGATACACAAATGTATCAACAAACACTGGAAACTCTGCTGTTGATCTTAACGGTAACTTTCTTGATAGTGGCGACATTGCTGGTGTCTTTGATGGCACCACAGTTATAGACGGCGAACTCAATGAAGATATATCTGCAAATGGAACAAGTTATGTTGCGAACTCTTTTAAGAATGCTGCAACCGGAAGTTTGAAACTGGAAGTGAACGGTGCGGTTGTTCATACGATAGACCTAGCCAGTGCCAGTGTCGGGTCAGGAAACCCAGGCTCAGGAACAGACAGCGAATTAAATGCAAACAGCTCAGGTTTTGTTAGTCTGAGTATTTATAAGCCAGGGTTGTATTCGGGCAATAGTTTGCCAGATTATACAAAAATCTACAGAACAGGAAAATATCAAGTTGGAGCAGCAGACCAGAGAAATGGCTGGAATTATGCAAGGGTTGTTCATACTGGATCTGGTATTAGTCAGACTATTACAAATTATGTAGAGTGGGTTAATGACCCTGATAGCAACGCCTTATCTGCTGCTGCTACAAATTTAACAAACTTTTCGGGTAGCGTATTCTATTCCTTGTCTGGAGTGAGGTACTTTGTTGATTGTTCTGCTTCGTTTACCTATGCAGCTTCGAACGTATATAAGAATGTATATTACAGATCTTCTGATGGTATTTCGTTTCCCACCACAACAAACACAACTGTTTCACATATCGGAACTTTCGGCTCAGGGCTTGCTTCCACAGGCACAACCTCTGGTGCAACAAAAGCCTTGCCAGCTTTAGCAACAACTGCGAACTCACAAGACCAAGTACTTCAGATCACCGGAACAATAACGTTCGACCCGTCGGCTTCATTGGTCGGTGCACATGCAACAACAGCTCATACTGCATCTGTCTCGTCCAGAGTTAAGCACCCCCTAAAGTCAAACCTCACTACTTCAACATTAAGCAAGCACAGCTTTTTAGTTTTCAGTGGAAGCCAAAGTTCAGACTTGAACTCCACTGAACATTTTGATGGCGAGGTCTACAGGCTACAGTCTGGTAGTTACGCGACACAAAACAGTGTGACTAATGCGGGTAACGCATGGAGCTCAACGGTCAGCATTAATGACGCCGGAGGCAATGCGACTTATTCAAATGGGATGTTAATATATAATGATAAACTGATGTCCCCTCTCACTGGTGGCTTGTCTGGAGACTTCCGCTGCGCTAATGATGGCGGAGCATTGCAGGCACCCACAGGAAACCCGAACTATTCAACACTAACAGCTGCAACAAGAGAATATTACAGATACTTTCGATCAAACCAGGTTGGCGACGTATCTTTGGCAACTGTAACCTTGCGCGGAGATGCAAACCTCATATCGAAAGGTGGGGCATTCAACACAGGCTCTCTTGGTGCAAGCAAGAACTTTCACCTGGAAGTGAAAATACCAGGAGATTCAGGCTGGCTAGACATGGCAAGGCCAGCATCTTTGTCGGAAAATATTGCCACAGATGGCTCCGGTGGGTACAATGGCGGCGGTGCCGATGTGGACCAGACAGTGGACGGTAGCGGCACTTCATACGGAATAAACTTTCGTACAGCAACTCTAGAAGGCACTTCAGGAGGAAATGCAGACTATTTATTAGTAAGAATAACTGCCCACAAAGACTGGACAGGCTATTTATCTAGAATATCTTTTACATATGGATCATAATTAAGACATGGCCGGAAAAACTAATTTAACTGCAACTCTGTTCTCACAAAAGAAATTACTAGGAAGAGCTCACACCTCAAACCTAAAGTCAGACGCACAAGAATCTATACCTAGCAATATTCAAGTTTCTTCTCAAACTATCTTTGGCGAAACTATACCGGAGAACCCTTCTCTCACCTTATATGCCTTGCAAAGTGCATCAGCAGGGGCAAGCGCAACTGTTGAATATGTCAACTTCAAAGTGGAGGCAATTTCCGGAACATCATACGATGCGAACACAGGCTCGTTTGGTAATGTCGGCTTCGGTGGTGGCGACGAGGCAACTTCTGCAGGTACACATGGATACAAACTTGTGATGACCGGGAACTATGAATCTCTTTCGAGCAACTCCAAGGCCGGAAACGGATATTTCGATGATGATAAAACAGTTTATGAGACTTTGGGAAAGGTGCAACTAATACCACCCAGCTTTTCAAACGAAGGTGCAAACCCTTATTATCTTAAACTGTACAAGGGAGATCCAACTGACGCCACGAATGAAATTACTTCTCTTGATGAAACAGACTGGCAAATAGATTATTACAGTGGTATCGTATTCCTTCAGGACTATCAAGCAAGTCGTATACCAACACACGCTAGGGGCTTCCTATATGTCGGCAAGATGGTGGCGGAAACAACAGGCTCAGGCGGCGGCAGCCTGACTTTCAACAATGGTGCTGATAATAGAATTCTCACAGGAGTTAATTCATCGACGCTGCAGGGCGAGGCCAATTTAACTTTTGACGGAAGTACGCTTAATATCAGCTCAACAACCGGAGGAGTTGTTATTCCCAGAATGACAACAACGCAGCGAAACAGTATCAGTAACGCTAACGGGACAATGATATACAACACTACAGATAATGTTTTTCAGTTTTATCAGAACGGCTCTTGGTCAGCACTGGGTTCTGGCGGAGGAACAAGTACAGTTATCACTACGGGGAACGGCATTCTTGTTCTTAGTGACGACGGAGCAGGCGGCAACCACCGCGCATTGTTGACTCTTTATAATGTCAGCGCGAGCTCTTATTCTAGTAAGATAATTTACCTTGCTAATACAGCATCGAGTCCAGTGGGTCCGTTTACGATACCGAGAAAATTTTATTTCAACGAAAATGGAGTCTGGTTTCCTTCCTCCTTTAGCAGCCTTAATACATCGGTTGCGAATACTGCCAGTGTATCCAAGCCGGATCTTCATGACATTCTGCACCTAAACGGAAACAACCAAGAAGACCGCGCTATATTGACTAACTTCAACGCAAACTCGGCTTCTTACTCTGGCAGAGCTATTTATATTAGTAATACGGGCAGTTCAGGAAGTATTGGCCCGTTTGTTAGAGCAAACAAACACTACTTCAACGAAAACGGGGTTTGGTTCCCATCGGTATTTGGCGGGTTATAAAATATGGCAAAAGAAAAAGACATTGAAGATATTCCATTAATAGAGCCATCGACTCTAGAAACAATAGACTATGCCTTCTATCAGTGGGTTGATAAATCTATGGATATACATGTAGACACAAACAAGGGCTTTAAGAAAGTTCCAGTTCTGTGGGTAACTGCAGAGAGGGCATATCAAGTAAAGAACAATAAAGATCTGAGAGATAGCGAGGGAGCACTCATTTATCCACTCATAACAGTTGAGAGGACATCTATCCAAAAAGATCTTCAAAGAAGAGGCAGACTTCAGTCTCTTATTATGCCTTACGACAAGGTTCAGGGTGGCGCGTACAATATTCACAAAAGAATCAAACAAGACAAGACGAGTGAGTTTGCTTCTGCTAAGGCACTATCAAAAACAAACCAAGTTAATATGAGGGGAAAGAATGACAGGGTTGTCTACGAGACTCTCGCAATACCTGCTCCCGTCTATATGCTTGTGAACTACAAGGTAACTCTTAGGACAGAATACCAACAACACATGAATAAAATGTCTCAACCTTTCTTGGTTCGACCCGGAAATTTAAACAGCTTTTATGTTGAGCATGACGGCCATGCATATGAAGCGTTTTATGATCAGAACTTTTCATATGAGAATAATATTTCAAACATTGGCGAGGGCGAAAGGGTCTATGTCACTAACATAGATTTCCAAGTTATTGGCTACACGTTCACAGAAGTTGATTCTGATAATCGCCCAAAAATAGCAAAGTATCAAAACGCTGTGGAAATTAAAATTGGTAGAGAAAGAGCAATTTTAGAAGAAGATATTGACAAAAAACTTTGATTTTTGCGCTGCAGCGAGCATTTGGGAATATCTTAGACTACTTATTACATGTAAAAGCCCTTTATTTTTTTGTGACAATAAAGGAGATTCCTTGAGGAGACTTTATAATGGCAAACGTTCGAAAGTTTAGATTTGTATCACCAGGCGTATTTTTAGATGAGATAGATAACTCTCGTCTCCCTAGAGAGGCAGCCCCAGTTGGCCCTGTTCTTATCGGAAGAACAGACCGAGGCCCTGGCATGCGACCAGTAAAGGTCAACTCTCAATTAGAATATTCAATGTTATTCGGTGACGTTATCACTGGCGGTAACAGTGACGATGTATGGAGAAACGGCAACAAGACCTCTCCAATGTATAGTACTTTAGCTGCGAAGGCTTGGTTGGCAAACTCTGCTGGCTTGAGCATCGTAAGACTTTTGGGTGTTCAGCACCCACAGGCAACCACAGCGGGTGCCGCAGGTTGGGATACCACCAACACACCAAACGCTACTAAGGCTAATCACGGTGGCGCAATGGGACTTTTTATTATCCCTAGTGCTTCGCTTAACATGACGGGAACTTTGGCTGCAGTTTGGTATACCAACCAAGGTAGTGTTCGACTTCAAGGCACTGACGCCTTGGGGACAGCCATCCCAGCAGACAAAGGCATTCTTCACTTGGCGAAGTCAACCAACAGAGACGAATTCAAGGTTGTTGTCGAAGACGGCACCAACAGCGTTATCACTGCCTCATTCAATTTTCAGGGAGCTGGAGACGAAAAATATATTAGAAACGTCTTCAACACAAACCCAACTTCTCTTGACTCGGACGCTCTTGCAGTTGCCGACAGAAAGAAATATTGGTTGGGACAAACATTCGATAGAGCAGTAGAGGATGCATTCGCAGCAGCCGGAAACCCTGCGTCTTCTTATGCCTTCATCACGACGATTGAAAATGGGCATGGGCACAGAACAGGATATAAAACTGCTCAGACAGGATGGATCATCTCACAGGATATGTCAGTAAGCACTGGCAGCTTCGATCCTGCTAATATGAACACCTTATTTAAATTTCATGCCCTAGATGGCGGTGAAGAGATCCAAAGAAAAGTTAAAATTTCTATTTCGGATATTAAACCTTCAACGAACAGGTTCAACAAGTACGGCACTTTTAGCGTCTTGGTTAGAAGCATGGAAGACTACGACGGCAACCCAACAATCTTAGAAAGTTACACTAACTGTAACTTGGACCCCAATTCTGACAATTTTATCTCCAGGAAGATCGGAGACGTATACAAGGAGTGGGATGCTACCGAACGCCGCTTCAAGGAATACGGCAATCACACAAACGTTTCACAATATATTCGCGTTAAAGTTTCAGATGCAGTCGAAAAAGCGGCGGCTGATGAGAAGCTTCTTCCTTTCGGCTTTTTGGGACACTCCCACATATCTGGCTCTCGCATCACAAACTTGGGCATCACAGGCTCACTTTTTGATGGCGTTGTGCCAACAGACTACATAACAGGCTCTCACTTTGGTACAGGAAACACAGGTTCCGCAGGCGTTAACATTACGTTGTCAACCAACTATGCTACAAACGCAGGCGCGAAAGTATCCTGGGCATCCCTTCAACTTGCTGCTCCTTCTATGGCACTCAGAGTTAGCTCCTCGGACGGACTTTCAGCGGGAAATGCAAAGGCAGCATATTTTGGCTTTGACTCTACGATGAAGAGCACTAATGATTTTGACAAGAGTAACCTTGACATCTTGAAGATGTTGCCAACCTCTTATGATACGCACAACCCAGTGGCCAACAAGACTCAATACTCTGTTAAGTTTTCCTTGGATGATGTAAAGTATGTATCTAGTTCTTCGGGTGTAGAAGCAGACGCTCTCTATCAAGCAGGTAGCCGTAAAGCGGGATCGTCCCTTACGGCGGCAGGCCCTGGCGTGACTGGCTCTGCAGCTTATAACCACGTTCTTGATGCAGGCTTTGACTCATTCACCTTGCCATTGGCAGGTGGCTTTGATGGCGTCAACGTTAAGAAAAAAGACCCATTCTCCAACACCACGTTGGGTTCGGGAACAGAAAAAACAAATTATGCAAAACACACGATGACCCGCGCTATCGACACAGTGCAAGATCCAGAAGTTGTTGAGATGAATGCTCTTTCAGCTCCTGGTATCACAAATACTACTGTTACCGATAGAATCATTCAGGTCTGCGAAGAGAGAGCTGATGCTCTAGCTGTTGTTGACTTAGAAAACGGTTATATCGCCGCACACGAAAGCTCCGCAACAGAAGCAAACCGCTTAGGAAGTGTTTCAACTACTTTGAGCGCCTTGAAGACACGAGGAATTAACTCAAGCTATGCTTGTACTTTCTATCCTTGGGTTCAAACAAACGAAGGCGGCGGCATTTGGGTACCCCCATCAGTCGCAGCTATTGGAACCTTCTCCTCGGTTGACGCTAACGACGCTCCTTGGTTTGCTCCTGCTGGTTTTACCAGAGGTGGCTTAGATCAAGGCGCTGCAGGCATTAGCATTACTGGCGTTAGGGAAACATTGACAAAGCGCAACAGAGATAAGTTGTACGAAAGAAATGTTAACCCCATTGCAAAGTTTCCAGCAGAAGGGATTGTCATGTTTGGTCAGAAGACCTTACAAGTGACCCCATCCGCTCTCGACAGAATTAATGTTCGTAGGTTGATGATTCACGTTAAGAAGGGCATCTCCAACATTGCAGCGAGACTTCTGTTTGATCCAAACACGAAAGTTACTTGGGAACGTTTTACGAACCAAGCAGTACCTTTCTTGGACGATATCAAACAGCGTTTTGGCCTAGAAGACTTCCGAGTCGTCTTGGATGAAACAACAACAACTCCAGACTTGGTAGACAGAAACATCCTTTATGCAAAGGTTATGTTGAAGCCTACTAGAGCCGTCGAGTTCATTGCTATTGACTTTGTTATTCAAAGAAGTGGCGCTTCCTTCGATGATTAATCGAGGAAGTGACCTAGTTAGAGATAAATACACTTTATAGGAGAACTACAAAATGACATTTTGGGCAAGTAAAGATAACGCACCTAAGAGAAATTATAGGTTTCTCATGTCTATCGGTGGCATGGACGGAAAAAACACCGAATGGCTTATCAAGAAAACAGATAAGCCAAGAGCAACAGTGGGAGAGGCACAACACCAATACCTCAACCATACGTTCTATTACCCAGGAAGAGTTACATGGGAACCGCTCTCAGTTACGTTAGTTGACCCAGTTTCTCCAAACGCAGCAGGCCTTTTGGCTAATATGCTTCGCAACCACGGTTACGACGTTCCAACTCAAGGAGACACCACAAGTGTTTCGAAGGAAAAGTCAGTTGCTGCTATGGGCGAAATAAAGATTACTCAAATCGATGCTGACGGTCAGCCAACAGAAGAATGGACTTTGAGAAATGCATTCATTAAAGATATTAACTGGGGAACGCTAGATTATGAGTCTGATGACTTAACAAATCTCGAACTTACGTTAAGATATGATTATGCAACCTTGAAGACTGCAGCAGCAGGTGATGCGGCTGTAAGCGAAAACACGCCATCAAACAGAGGCGACGCAAATAGCGTTACCAACTATGACGGTGTAAACGCATTCTTCAAGCCTTAATATTTATTAAGAGGTTTAAATGGCGAGAAATAATGAAGACAGAGTGGGGGCTCCCAGCGATGCTGCGGATGCCCCTTCGCTTGTTGAGACACAAGACAAATTAAGCTTTTCCGTTCCCACTGAAATAGTAGACCTGCCATCAAGAGGTGAGTTCTACCCAGAGGGACATCCTTTGCGCGGAAAAGAAACAGTAGAAATAAAATACATGACAGCAAAGGAAGAAGATATATTAACATCAGAAAGTCTTCTTAGAAAAGGCATCGCCCTTGATAGAATGCTTCAGAATATTATCTTAGATAAAACAGTAAATGTAAACGACCTTTTGGTTGGCGATAAGAACGCTCTATTCGTTGCAGCAAGAATAACTGGTTACGGTGAGGACTATGATACCTCTGTGACGTGCCCAGCTTGCCTTAAAATGCAGGAGCACACTTTCGACCTGTCAACATGCGGCCCAAAGCCTTTGTTGAAGGGAGAGGCTCTGAGCGGCTTAGAGGGGGTATCATATAATAATGATGGAACGTACTCTATAAAGCTGGCACGTTCAGAAGCAACAGTGAAAGTCAGACTGCTCACCGGTAAAGATGAAAAGCTTATAGAGCAGAACAAAGCAAACAAAAAGAAACACAAACTTCCAGATACAAACTTGACAGATCTCTTGAAGACGATCATTGTCTCTGTTAATGGTTCGACATCCAGACAAGATGTAGAATCTTTTGTTGAGATGATGCCAGCCAGAGATTCTCGTCTGTTAAGGAAAATCTATCCACTACTAGCACCAAATATTGACATGTCACAAGAGTTTCAATGCTCTTCGTGCGGTCATGAGCAGGCCCTGGAGGTGCCTGTTACCGCCAACTTTTTTTGGCCTGAACTCTGAGTATGCTGAAACTGTATACGAAGAAATATTTCACTTGAAATATTATGGAAATTGGAGCTTCTCCGAGGCATATAATTTGCCGGTACAATTGCGAAGATGGTTTTTGGACAGACTGGTGAAACAAATAAAGATGGAGAACGAAGAAAAGAAAAAAGCCATGCGATGATAAAGCATGGCTTTTATTTTTTAATATGCGACTATTTACTTAGAACGAGGGTTTTGCTATGGAAAATGAAGAATTAACAACTATTGAAATTGACTTAACTAAAACTGATGATATGAACGAGAGTTGGTTGAAATCATTTGGCTTCGGTATCAAGAGTATCATGAACTATATGTTCGGTGGACCAAGGGTTCCAATGACCATCAAGGGAACGAAAAGTCAAATAAAGGACTTCTCAAGAGTTTTGGGAAGAGAGAAGAGATATCTTCAAAATTATAAGAAATATGGCCTCGATAACCCTCAAACATATCGAAGTAAGTTCAAGCTTAAATCTGCCATAGATAAATTCGAACGCTCTACTGGCATTACTTGGCCTTTCAAATAGGAGCTATAAGAATTGGCAGAAGAGAACACACCACCCACAAAAGAACAAATAGCAGAAGCATTTGAGCTCAATAAGCAAAACACAGCACAATTGCAGGCACAGCTACAGATTCAAAAGGATATAGCCGATACTGCGGCAACGGCATACGAACGTTCTCAAGCCGAACTAAAAGTACAACAACTAAAGGCAGAGATATCAGACCAACAACTTCAGGACAACGAAAAGATACTGCAAGAAGAACAGTTAAAGCTTCAGGCTTTTGACGCTCAGTTGGCTAGCCGAGAGGTTATGTCAAAGCTAAGTAAGGAAGAGATAGCAGACCTTAGAAAACAAAGAGATCTGATAGCAGGAAAAGCCAAAGCATCAGCAGCTGTTTTATCCTCACAGAAAAACACGAGAGATCAGAGAGAGGACGGAAAAGCGGCAGCAGAAAGCACTCTTGACACTATGTCTGGCATTCTCGGTATAGAAAGAGATATCAACAACACAGTAGTCGGAAGAATGGCAAAAGTCTTTTCAACCCAAGAAGGAACAGAGAGTTTCTTGTCAGGCATGGCCGGCGGCTTCAAAGAGATGATGAACCCACTGTCCGTCGGTTTGTCATTGTTTCAAAAGTTCGCAGAAGTATCTATAGCTTTGTCGCTGGCCTTGGACTCAATGAAAGCCCAGTTTAATCTTGCTGCTTCTGCAGGTGGAGAGTTCAATAGTCAATTAAATAATATCTATAACTCCTCTATTGGTACTTTTGTTGGCATGGAAAGCCTTGGTTCCGCTGCGAAAGAGCTAAAGACAAACATTGGCGCGTTAGCAGGACAAGATGCAGGAGAACTGCTATCTTCAAACCTAGCTCAGAACATTGGCCTACTTAACGAACTGGGCCTCTCTGTAGATGTAGCCTCGGCCACAATGAACACTTTCATTTCAGCATTTGAGATGACATCACAAGAAGCAGCTCAACTTACGATGGATATTGCCGGCCTCTCTATGGAGACAGGCGCATCTATTGATGAGATCGGCCAAGACTTAGGAAGGTTGATGCCAAAGCTTCAGGCTTTTGGTAGGGATAGCGTAAAGATTTTCGCAAACCTTGAGCGCCAAGCAAAAGCGACAGGTGCTTCCATTGACGAGTTAGCTAACATTGGCCTGCGTTTTGCGGGAAGCTTTAATGATTCGGTTACTGCAGCGGGACAACTTAACGCAATGTTCGGAACCAGTGTTGACGGAATGGAGCTCTTTAAGAGAGCAGCCACAGGAGATATGAACGGTGCCCTGAATATGCTGAGGGGACAGTTGCAGGCCACTGGAAAAGATGTTACCAACATGAACTTCACCGAACTGAACAGTCTCGCAAACATACTCGGCACAGACGTGGATACGATTCAAAAAGCCTTCAAGGGAGGTATTTTCCCTGACGGCGGAGATCCAAACGGAGTAACTCAAGAGCAGTTCCAAGAGTTGTTAGATAAATCACAAACACTAATGTCCAGCTTAACTGAGCTTGGTAAGTCCTTCGGTGTGGCTTTCGGCCCAGTGATGGATATGTTCAACAAACTTATACAAGGTGTGTCTTGGGTAATAAACGGAACTGGTACATTCGGAAAGGTAATGATGGGCATGGTTCTGCCACTCGGACTTATCTCGATGGGAGTTGCAAAATTAGCAGGCAGCATGAAGGCGCTGGCATCCAGTACTTTGCAAGCTGCTAAATCTGCCACGCAGCTAAATGCTGCTGATAAGTCTGGTGGCGACATCGGAGGCGTAAAGGGCGGCAAAGGCATGGGCAAATTAGGCAAGATGGGCCGAGGTGGACTCGGCGGCTTGTTGATGGGCGGCCTGGGTTTGTTGTCAAGCTTTGCAGCTGGCGAAACACCGGAAGCGAAAGACTGGGGAGTCTTTTTGGGCACAGCTCTTGGCGGTGCCCTCGGTGCCTTGATCCCCGTCCCTGGTGGAGCTCTTCTTGGCTCTATACTTGGCGGCATGGCCGCCGATGCTGTTTTCCACGAAGGCGGCGGCATTGGCCATAAGCATGGAACAGGTAAAGATGTTAACATTACAGCCCAATCAGGCGAGGCTATGGTTCCAATACAAACAACTCCAGCAGCGACAAACTTTGCTGGCTTGGTTGCGGATACTGTAGCAGCTAATCAGGCCATGTCCCAACAAAATATAAACTTGAAGCTTGATGTCGGCGGCAACTTGGAGATGAATGATACAGGTAAGTTGACGGCAGGTATTAGAAGCGTTGTGAATAGCGCATTAAAGCCCGGCTCTGCTGGCGCAAACGGCCCAAAGATTAGCTTTACTTAGGGGGAAATATGGTAAAGAACTTAAATAGAAAAACAAGCAAGACGTCAGACGACAAGAAGGCACCAAAGGAGGCCCACAAAGAGGCCTTTAAGCATTTGGGCACCAGACAGGACCCAACCGACATAATAGCGCAAAATAAAAAGCAGTACATTGAAATTTTTCATGTGCCAAGTGGTAAGTCTGTTTATTTCAAGGCATTTTTAACAATGTTTGAAGATCAGTATATGTCAGAATGGGAAAGGACACCTGTTTTTGGCAGGATGGACCCCTTGGTCAACTTCCAAGGTACACAAAGGATCATGAGCCTTGGGTGGACAGTTCCATCTTTTGGCGAAGCAGATGCAGAAAGAAACTTGCAGAAGTGTTCACGTTTAATGTCGATGCTATATCCGGTTTATGAAGAGGTAGATCCAGGAAACTCTAGCATATCTGCCAACACTCTTGTTGCACCACCGATATTTAAGTTGAAGATGATGAACTTGATAACAGATTCGAGCAAGGAAGGGAAAGAGATCGGAACAGCTAAGGATAGTGGCCTTTTGGGGGTTATAAGCGGCTTCACATACACACCAGAACTCGAAGAGGGCGTCATTGAGAAGTCAGGAACAAATCATTTGTTCCCGCAAACAATAAAGCTTCAGTGTGAGTTCACTGTCTTGCACACTCACGAGCTGGGGTGGACAACGGAAAAGAAACCACAAGTAAAAGCTTTTCCCTACAAGAAGCCAATATTTGATTAGGAGTAAGTTATGTCGCGGAGAAACTTTAACAAAGCAATTTTAAACAATACTCTAAGTCTTTATAAAAAGCCAAGAGAGGCCAGGAACTTAGATAGAGCGATTACTCATTTCTCTTCACCAAAGATAGAGCCAGTGACTGACGAGATGATGGAGAACTTAGACTTTACTCTACATTACTGGAGCACCGGCGATAAGTTTTACAAATTGGCTCACAAGTATTATGGTGACTCTAGGTTATGGTGGGTGATAGCGTGGTTTAACCAAAAGCCGACAGATCATCACCCAAGTGCAGGAGATGAGATATACATCCCAGGCCCTGTGTCTAGATTGTTAGCGGTATTGGATATCTAAGATGACAAATGCACCAAAACAAATTTCTCAAGAGGAATTGGACAAAGTTAGGCCCGAGGTCGCCAAAGAACAGGCTGTCTTGCTCCTTAACTTGCAAGAAGTTATTAAAGAGGCTCTTTTGCATCGCCCAACCCGCAGAGGTTATAAACATTTTTCCTGCGTGACCACCGAAGACCCCGTTTTTTTACACAATCAAATGTTTTCAAACAACTTTTCCACCATACTTAATCTGCGACCATATCAGTTAGCTATGTTTACCCCTAAGCTGCGATTTTATAAGAAGACCTTAAAGTCCGGAGAGTACACTGAAATTTCATTTGACAGCTTTGTGGGCTCAGGTCAAGACGACCCAGCAACGGCGGGAGCAAACAGGTACGATCCGAGAAAAATAATGAATGGCGAGGCATTCAATGGCTCGGGTATAGGCATCCAGAGGTTCGAGTGGAAACTGAGCGGAGATATCACAGACACCCCGGACAAAAGACTGCAAACCTATGCTGCAGACCTGACACTTCGAATGGAAAACATAAATGAATTGTTCGTGACAAGAACCGATGAGGTTGGAAGAAAGTACTCTGCTCAAGAACTCTTTGCTCCGGAAAGAGGAAGAGGCGAAGAAGTTGACGAAAACCAATACAAAATTTTAGTAGAGGTAGGTTGGAATGTTGCAGAGGGAGCCATGGCCAACAATGAGATATATCAATCCATCGGCACTGAGGTGCTGGAAGAAATAAAGAGGACTTGTGTTCGTTTTGAGCTTTCACTCATAAACCACGACATCAACTTCAACCAGGATGGCTCTATCTCTCTCACATTGAGCTACATAGCGAGCCTTGCCGCAGCTGCTCAAAATCCTCTGTTCTCTAATTTAAAAAGTGGCATGTTTAGGGACCAAATTAGAGCCAATGTTGTAGAGAAGGCAATATTCGAAGCTAGCAAGAGCGAAGATAAGGCAGTCAAAAAACAAGCAGAAGCTTTCTTGAGATATAAGAGAACTTTTGACGAAGAGCATAGAAAACTTAGAGAAAAAAACAGCGCCACCGGAGGAATGTTGGAGGCAGCCGTTGGAAACATTACTTCTGACCTTTTAGCTAACAACGAAGAAGCAAAGTTAGCATACGAGAAGATGAAAAAGATCTACTCCAAGTACGAACAAGAGCATCGCACTGATATCGACGCCAGAGCGAGAGAAGCAGAGTCAGCAATGAACTGCAAGTGGATTGTTAACAACTTACTGTCTCTAAACAGAATAAAATTATTCCAAGTGCAAAAACAAGATGTTCTCTCCCAACAAAAGATCGTGAAGACCAGAAGGGTGCCAAAAAAAAGCGCCAGAGCTGTATACATGGATCACGGGGCCTTCAGTGCTTCTGACTATAACTACGAACAATATGTTGTCGCTGGACACAAGCCCGGTATTGATGACAGGTATTCGGAGGCTATCGGTACCGTTGGCAGAGGCATCGCCCAAACGACCAGTCCCGAAGTTGACGCCACTGGCCGCCTGAAAGACATGCTTATGTTGTCAACCAACGTGCCGATAGTGACCTTTACGCCAGGCGAAGACGACACAATTGACACAGCTTTTATACAGGTATGGAAAATACAACCCAAAGGCGCTGAACTGCCACATTACCGTGTGGATGTTGACGAGGCAGGAACTTTATACCAGAACACTTTTCCTGATGACTCTACCGGGAGGATAGACATGGCCGACTGGATTTCCGTTTATATCGGCGATAATGATCCGGTCATGGATGCCATCGAGGGAGCAGATACATACGGTGATATAGAGCTTATACAACAGCACAGCGATGCTGTATATCGCTCAACTACTAACTTTATAGAAAAGATGAGAGATCTCGACGAGATCGACGGTAAGTTTTCAGATACTAAGCTAGAGAAGATTCAAGGCGTCAATGTCGCCGGAGGAGTTACAAAGACGAGCGGCCTTGAAGATATCGATGGTTTTGTTGCAGACTTGTTCGCTCACATTTCAAAAACTAGATCAGAAAGAAGAGAGGATGGACAGTACCTCAATATCAGATATGTCACTGTTGGGGACATCTTCGACGCCTTTTTAATGACAGCATACGGGAACGATGCGGCCTTGCGAGAGCACAAGTTTATCATGGGTCCAGTTGTGGTAAACGAGGCAAAGGGGGTCATCGGTGATACAGCAGACTTTACCATACAGTATTCGAGTCGAGATGCAGATTTGAACGTGGTCTTGAAAAAGACCGATGGAGAGAACTCTATCTTTGAACAAGAGAAGAGAAAAAACAGGGAAGACAGAATATACAATCTGGCAGACCTTCCAATTTCTTTTGATAACTTACTTTTGTGGGTACAAAAAAACATAACAGAAAATAAAAACCCATTTATGACATTCGACAAGTTCGTTTCCAGCTTGCTTTCGAGCATGCTTGATGATGCGTACTCTCAGGTTGGGGAATACAGGCAGATACTCCCCAGGGCAAATTTCGGAACAGAGATGGACACTTTCATGTTACTTGATGACAAGCAACGCTCCTCAAGATATCCTGACGCCGACATCTTTGGCTTGATGAATGGCAGACACGAGCTTTACGGCCCCGAAAAGCACCCAACTTGGAGTTCGAGAATATTGGTCGATGACGACACATCAGAACTTATAAAGGACAAGATGCCAAAAAACGTAGCTTACGACACTCAAATTGTAGGAAGAAAGATGACCAACTATCACCTGATAACATCCAGGTGTCGTTTTCCAGAAAATAGGCTCTATAATTACACTAGCGATATGGCCAAAGGCATACCTCACTTTTTCGTTGGTCAAGATTCCGGAATAATAAAAAGTATAGAGTTTGAACAAGCAGATGTTCCAGGGCAACTAGAATCAAATGTACTAAACGCCATGGCCGCAGCAGAAGAGAGCACCTCACCAGCAGCAGTCTATCTCAGGAAGCCATATAATGCGACTATTAACATGGTGGGGAACCCATTCTTTAGCAGAGGTCAGATGCTTTTTATCAACCCCAGCATGGCCGGCGTCGGATCTCTCGGTAAAAGCAATTCAGCCGCCGCTCGAATTGGCCTCGGCGGATACTACCGTGTTGTTGAGATTCTGAATAGTATTGATGCTTCTGGAAAATATGAAACCCAATTGGGCTGCAAATTTCAATCATATGGTCTAGGCCCCGGTAGCATGACCATAGACAAGGCGGAAGACGCAGCAAAGGTGCAGGCCATACCGAGCGATGTGCTCGAAATAGGGTTAAGAGGCCTACTAGAAACAAGCATCAAGGACGATCCGAGCACTAGGGGTGTTGGCGACCGCACAGGCATTGGTGGTATAGTGGAAAAGCGATATGGAAAGGGCAGGCTGAAAAAGAATGACTAAGGGCAAAAACACAATGAATGCAAAAGACCTCTTCAGCGAGAGGAATAAATATAAGTTTATGTCCGGAAAGTACACCTCTTCGACCGATTTGCTTTTTGACTCCGTTGAAAAGCCGAGCTATGGAAAGGTTTCTCAAGCAGGAAAGACCATACTTTTCAACAGAGCAGGGGGCATTTTGTCTCCAGCAAACACTTTGAATGTCTTAGCCACGATAGACTCTGAAAATGGTGTTGAGGTGGTTGACATTGTAGCAAAAGCGTTTGAAGAGATGGTTGAATCTATGGAAGTTAAGTTTTTACGCAAACCTGGCTCTCAAGTTAGTGTATATCGCAACATAACACCGACAAGAGGGTGGGAGGACTATGCGACCCACTATAGAAAATACTTGGACACGATATATGATAAATTTGTGTCTGATTACTTTACCCATCACGAGATAAAAAACAAAATAATAGATGTGGCCACTTTCATAAAAGAATTCGCCACCTTTCAAGGGGCTATTTCTCGACAAATTCCCTTCTTGTTGTCCTCTTTTGTGCGCTCTAATAATTGCCCACCCCACGTTAGCGGCTTGGTTATCGATCTG